GTATGGGATGCGAGCTGTCTGCGTGACGTAGCGGCGCACTGCGAAGCGATGACGACGGCGCACGGACTTGAGGGGCCGGCGCTCCCAGCCCCGGAGCCGTCGCCCCTGGAGCGACCCACGCTCTACTCGGAGATGCTTGAGGCCCTCGCATGGATGGCGAAGCTTGCAGAGACAGACGAAGGTGCAGCCATCGTCCTGAATCGCCTGCGGCAACGGGTAGCCGAAGTCCGTTCCTCCATCCCGGTCCGCGCAGCCCCAGAGCCGTGGGAAATCGTTGCCCGAAACGGTCGCGTGTGGGTGGAGTCATCGCGCGGGCGGATTGACTGCGACTCGCTGCTTGATGCCGAGCGCATAGCGGATGCGTTGAAGGCTCTTGATCGAGTGGCGTCCGCTCCCCAGCCCGAGAGGCCCCCAGCATGAGCGAGAAATTGAAGATTCAGTACGATGTGGTCGCTATCGACGACGTGGTCAACTACTTCGTGCGCGGCTACCAGAAGGACAAGGGGGAAATCACGAGCCACGAGTGGTTCATTGATCCAGCCAAGGGCAAGCTCGTTATTCGACTATACGTGCGTGTCGCCCCCGCGAAGGGAAGGGAATCTACGTGAGCGCCTTGGATATCGCCGCCATCCGGAAGCGGCTGGACGCCGCAACGCCGGGCGAATGGCAGCGCATCGGCTGGGACGTGACGGGGAACTGCACCTATTTGTTCTCCGTCTTGAGCGATCCCGAGAAGCGGGGGCGCGAAGATGTACAGCAGGCCACGCGCAATCTCAATTTCATCGCTGGGGCCCCGGAGGATATCCGGGTCTTGCTGGCTGAGGTCGCACGGCTTACCGCGTTGCCTGGAGGGGAAATGATCGAGCATCGGATGGCGCGCCCCGGCGCAATGGTCGGCTGCGAGCGGTTAGATGGCACGCTCCATATTCACCCCAAAGCCGAGACCTGCGCTGTGTGTGGGCCGCGCCTCGTGTTGGAAAATGAGCAATTACGGGCTGAGGTAGAACGGCTGACGCAGCAGCTTGAGACCGCGCGCACCGCCTTGCAGGCGTGTGTCACGGCGTTCGGGGTGTTGAAGGAGGGCACATGCTGGTGCGCATTTACTCGCGACTACCGTCAGCGCCACAGCGCGGCATGCGACGATGCGGGCGAAGCGCTGGCGGGTGCGCGTGCGGTGCTGGGGAGCGAGGCCCCGGAGGTTGCGCCCGAATAGCGTCTACGCCATATTCGGCTAACTCCAAAGGGGTTAGCCCTGTGTGACGGAGCGCGACCTGTTCGCTGTCGATCCGCAAGCCGCATCTGACCTCTTCCTCGACGGCTACCACGCCGGCCAATCCCGCGTCCGCGATGAAGTCCCGACGGCGTGGAACCGTGGGTTTCTCTCCTGCCTCATCATCGCCGGCACGATCCTGCTCTGGCAGGCGCTCTGATGGCCAAGCGCAACGGCCGGGGCAACAAGAACTTGCCCGCAAAAATCCCGCCCTATCAGCGTGGGCTTAAGCGTGGCGGAAACCCTGGCCCGCATCCTGGGGCAGGCCGCCCCGGTCTTGCCATTCGTCTCCGGGCGCAGAGTTACAGCCCCAAAGCACTGGAACTTGCCCGCAGTGTCCTTGAGGGTGAGGAGTTGGAGCCGCGCGTCGTGGACAAGGAAATCGTCTATACCGCGCCCACGAACCAAGCGAAGCTCGCGGCCGCTGAGCTTGTGCTCAAGGTGGCGGATGATCTGCCCCGTACGGGCGTAAACATCGAAGCTGGTGGCGATGTCACGATCAACGTGGTGCGTCTGCCGAAGGCGAACCGCGTTGCCTGAATGCACGGTTGAACTGATCGAGCTCCACCCCGGCCAGCAGAAGGTCCGGGATAGCCAGGCGCGCTTCCGCGTCGTGATGTGCGGCGGTCAGTCTGGTAAGACGACATTCGGGGTGGACGAGACCGCTGAGGCCATCCTTGCCGGCAAACGGGTCGGATGGTTCGCCCCGACGTTTCACTACCTCGCCGAGCCCCGCGACGAGCTGCACACCCGTCTCAGTGAGATCATCAAGGACCGCCAAAAGACCGAGAAGCGCACGACGTTCGTTACCGGGGGGCTGTTGGATCTCTGGAGTTGCGACGACCCAGACGCCGGCCGCGGACGCCACTATGATCTCGTCGTATTCGACGAGGCGGGGATCACACGGGAGTTGCAGGTTGTCTGGGAGCAGGCGGTCCGGCCGCGGCTCTCCACGCTTGAAGGCCGAGCACTCTTCCTCGGCACGCCGAAGGGGCGGACGCACTACTTCTCGCAACTCTTCGCCAAGGCTGAACAGGGCGAGCGGGACTGGGCAGCGTTCCGGTTCCGCACGATTGATAACCCGATCCAGAAGCCCGAGGAGATCGAACGGGCTCGGCACGAGCTGCCGCCTGCCGTCTTCGCGCAGGAGTACGAGGGCATCCCTGCGGACGATGGCGGCAACCCGTTCGGGCTCGACGCAATCATCGCTTGCACCATGACGCCGGAGGAATGGATCAAGGCGCAGAAGCAAGAGACCATCGCGCGCGGTTGGGATTTCGGTCGTGCGCAGGACTACACCGCTGGCGTCGGCCTCGGGCGCAAGTACCAAGTCACGCGGTTCGACCGCTGGCAGCTCGTGCCGTGGCATGTCACCTACCAGAAGGTCACCGAGCAGACGGGTGGCGTGCCGGCGTGGGGCGACTCGACGGGCATCGGCGATGTGATCGTGGAGTCGCTGCAGACCATGGGCTGCCCGATCCAGGGCTATCTCTTCTCCCGCCCCTCGAAGCAACTCCTCATGCAGCGGCTCGCCTCGGTGATGCAAGGCCGACGGCTGAGGCTGCCGCCTCGCGAGCTGTGCCCGCTGGTGCCCGAACTGGAGACGTTCGGCTACGAGTACACGGCGAGCGGGGTGCGCTACACCGCGCCTGAGGGGATGCACGATGACACCGTGATGGCGCTTGCGCTGGCAGTCTACGGCCGCGACCAGTTTGGCGAACTGCCTGAGGTCAAGCCCGCGAAGGCGATGGGGGACGACGATCATCCCGGATTCCGGGAGAGCGGGGCACGCATTCGCCGGCCGACGGGATTGCCGGGCCGCAATCAACCGTCCCGCCCAAGCTTCATCCCCGGAACAGGTCCACTCGTGGAGGTCGAATGAGGACTCCCGGCTCTGCTGCCTACGTCGCTGGCCTGCTCATCGAACTACGCTACACGCCTGGCGGTCGTCTGATTCTCACCCCAGAACTCGCCGAACTCCAACTCGACGCCTTCCACGCCTCGCGTCATCAGTTCGCGCTCGACCAGCGGGCGCTTCGCCTCGCCCAGAGTCGTCGCGACAACCCAGCCTCAGAGGTTTGGGTATGAGCACAGGGCGGTCGGCACGCAGTCGTCGCGTAAGCCCGTCTGAGCACGCGGGGCCGTCCTGCCTCACCTGCGCGGTATTGCGCGGGAAACTGGAGATGGCGGAGGGCGTGATCCGGCAGCTCATGGAGGTCGCCGCACGCCACCCGGTGTCCGGCGTCGTCACGGGTCACGGCACGCCACCTGAGCCGCCGAAGCCCGAGAAGCCGCTGCCCTCGAAGGTGGCTCAGGCGATCGTGCTCAAGTTCCCGAAGCGCACCAGCGAACGCGCAGACCATGAGACGCTAGCGCGTGACCTGCTCGCCTCCGGGATGCAGGACGGTGATGTCGCGCGGATGATCGAAGACGGACGGCAGATCGAGATATGAGCGGCGAGAATCCATTCGAAATCTCCGAAGCGCCGCAGACGACCGCGCGCCCTGAGCAGGGCATCGCGGGCCCGAACCTGTTGGAGATGGAGGAAGCCGACGCCGCCAAGCGGATGATGCAGGACTGGGACCAGTCCCATAAGTACGTCCGCAACGACATCGAGATGTGGAAGGTCAACGTCCTGCGCTCCGAGGGCTACACGGGCGTCCGGCTCAACAAGGTCCAAGACGAAGCTCGGGCCTACATCCCGTGGACGGCCACGCCGAACCTCACGGCGATGAACCAGGCGGGGCGGCTCAAGCGCCGAGTCCGAGCGCTGCTGTTTGCCGACCCCCCGCGGCTTGAGGGGACGCCGTCGAGTGACGAGGACGAGGACCGCGACGCTGCGGAGTTCGCGACCCGCGTGCTGGACGACCAGTGCTCGGAAGGCAACCTCAGCTACAACATCAAGGCGGCCGATGCGTTCGACTCCGCCTCGGACTATGCCTCTGCCTTCATTCGGTTCTGGGTAGACCCCACGGGCGGTGGCTGGCGACCGAAGGAGCTGCAAGCCGCTCCCGTCCCGCAAGCGACGGCCCAGGACCCGCTCTACCAGCCCGGCACCCGTATCCCGTGGGCGAAGGAGGACGGGACCATTCCCGATCCCGTCATCCGCTACGTCAAGCAGGACGGCACGCTCACCGACCAGAAGAACGACCCCGACATCGTGATGCAGTGGCTGCCGAAGATCCGTGAGGAAGAACTGGACGGTCGGCACGTCCGGCTGATCCCGCACACCGCCCGCGACATCTGGGATGCGCAGGGTGCGATGGTCGGGGCGATGGTCCCGCTCGGCGTCTTGAAAGGCATCTTCCCGCAGCTGATGCAGATGGCGCCGGAGAAGTTGCGCGAGATCGTCAATGCCCGGCCGACCAGCGCCAGGGACCTGCTCCCGAAGAGCCAGCAGCAGACGCCGAGCGATATCTCGGACGCGACGCTCGTGTTCACGCTGTCGCGCTACCAGTACCACGGCAGCACCTATCCGAAGGGCGCCTATCTCTGCTGCGCTGGCGCCGACACCATGCTGCACCGTGAGGAACTGTGGGACGAGACGCACGCCGAACCGCTCGACATCCCGATCACCCAGTTCAAGCAGTTCAACCGCAAGGACAAGCCGAACGGCATCGCGCTCATGGACTTCTTGGGCCCGGGCAACGAACTGCGCGCGTACCTGTTCGGCTATTACCTCGACCATCTCGAGCGACTGGCCAACCGGCCGATCTGGGCGCCCGTCACGGGGGTCTACACCGACGAGCAGTTGCAGAATCCCATGGGGCAGGTGTTCCGCATCGTGCCGGGGACAGAGCCCAAGTATGGCGAAGTCCCTGATCTCCCGAACGACATCAAGGATCTCTTCGTCGCGGTCAAGGATGACCTCAACGACGAAGCGGGGGTCTACCAGGAAGCCGCCGCCGGGACCAATCCGCCGGGGGTCAAATCGGGCCTGCACTTTCAGCAGATCGTGGAGCAGACGACGCAGGCGCTCTCGGATCTCCGGCAGAACACGGAGCGCGGCTTCGTCCGCGGCGGGCGGATCATCCTGCAACTCATTCGCGCGCGGTTCTCTGTGCCGACGCGGGTCAAGTGGACGGGGGACGACGGCTCGTACAAAGAACAGGCGTTCGTCGGGGCGGATCTCGGCTCGACGCGCGACGTGCGGATGGCGAAGGGCAGCTTTACCCAACTTGCCCCGAGTGCCAAGGCGGCGATGGCCGAGCAGATGTTTGCGGTCCGGGACCCCGTCACGGGCGAGGGGATACTCGGCATAGACGAACTCCGCTCGGTCATGTCGGGCAACGTCGGTGGGCAACTCGCGGTGCAGGACAATCCGCACGTCAACCGCGTGCGCCGGCAGATCAACATGTGGCGGAAGGGACCGCCGCAAGGCGCGCAGCCTCCGCCGCCGATGCTGGACCCGACCACGGGCCAGCCAGTGCAGCCGCCCGATCCCGTCGCGGCCGGCATCTTTGCCCCCGTGCCGGCAGACGACGAGCCTGCCGTGGCCCGGCTGCGTGCCTACGAGCTCGGCCGCGCTATCGCGTCAACGCGATTCGGCCGCTGGCCCGCGCCGTGGCAGCAGGCGATCGCGGACGAGTACATCCGGATGCGCCAAGCGGCAGGGATACAGACGGTCGCAGAACAACAGGCGGCGGCGCAGCAGCAGCTGGATGCCCAGAACCAGCAGGCAATGGTGGCCGAGCAGGCCAAGGATCAGACCGCGCAGCAGCAGCAGAAATTGGTGGCGGAGATTCAGGCCATTCAGCAGCAGATCAAGGCCACGCAGCAGCAACTCGCCCAGCTCCGGAAGGCGATCGAGCCGGCGATCAAAGAAGCCGTCGCCCCGATTGCCGAAGCCGTGGAGACGGTCAGCGGCGAAGTCCAGGAACTCGCCAAGGCCCAAGGGCAGGGTGCCGAGCAGTTGGCCAAGGTCGGGCAGAACGTGGCCGATGCGCTGGACGAGCAGGAGGAAGAACTGCGTGGCAAGCTCGAAGCCCAGCAGGAGAAGCTGGAGGAGCGGGTGCTCCGGCTGGCGGAGACGCTGAAGCCGGGCGCGAACACCGTCAATCTGCCACCCGGCGAAGAGCACGCGACGGCGTTGTCGCAACTGGCGGACGCCGTGGAGAAGCTTGCGAATCGGCCGACGAGTTTCAAAGTCGTGAAGCGGGAAGGTGGCAAAGTCATCGAACCTATCGCAGCCTCGAATGGAGACGAGCATGGTGAAGCCGAAGAGCCCCTATCGTAGCGACGCGCACCGGGCGCTGGCCGAGCGGGAAACCGCGATCGTGGACGCGCACGCGGCCCAAGGGCTGGAGGCGCAGTTTGCCGCAGTCGCCGAGGACCGCGCCGCGCGGTGGGCCGCGCTCCTCAAGGACCGTGAGGAGTCAGCGGAGATCCGCGCTTGGGCAGGTCAGATGGCGGTCGTCCACCGCAATCCCAAAGTGCGGATCCATCGGAACACGCTGGACTGGATCACCGCGCTGTATGTCGCCCGGTACGGGGAAGCGGAGGACTTCTGGCCCTCACAGCTCGGGCCGTCCGACGTGCTGAAGGCGGGGCGCTGGCTCCGGGGCGAGAAGAAGCCGGAAGGCGTCGTCTATCTGCCGCAGGAGGGCTGACCGATGGCCGCGATGTCAGATTTCCTTGAGGGCGAACTTCGCAAACACGTCTTTCGCACGGGCTCCTACACGAAACCGACCGTGCTGGCGGTCGCGCTCTACACCGCTGCTCCTGGGGATGCGGGCGGGGGGACGGAAGTCACGGGCGGGTCGTATGCTCGCGTCCAGCGGTACCCGTTGGATGCGAACTGGACAGCGGCGAGCGCGACAGACGGCCTCACGGACAACGCGGCGGCGCTGACCTTTCCCGCGCCGACGGCGAACTGGGGCCTTTGCACGCATACGGCGGTCCTCGACGCAACCGCTGCTGGCAACTTCCTGTTTCACGGTGCGCTGACGGTGGCCAAGACGATCAACAACGGTGACCCCGCGCCGTTCTTTGCGATCGGTGCGCTGGATGTCACTTTCGCATAGGGGGGATGCACGATGTATTGCGCTGAGCATACCACGAGTCCCGTCGCCACGCTGATGGCCGCGCCGCCGCTTGAAGCGGTGCCGGCTTCCGTGTGCCGCCATGCCACGCCCATGGAAGGCCACGCCTACTGCGTGACCTGCTCGACGGCCAACGGCAGCTGCGCCTACTGCGGGAAGGTGGTCTAAGATGTACATCGTCCGAGGACGGACCGCGGCGACGGCGGCGACGATCGACCACGCAATCTTCCAGGTGTGGAACCCGCACAGCACGCAGCGCATCAAGCTGATCCAATGGTCGATCTTCAAGGAGGCCGTCGGCACGGCGGCCGACGGCCTCCGGTTCCGCCGCACCTCGGCGCGGGGCACAGCAGGCTCGACGGTGACCCCGACGATCGAGCATCACTCGGAGCGCGCCATCGCGCCCCCCTCGGGCTTCCTGCTCGATCTCTCCGCATTCTCGGTGCAGCCAACACTCGTGGCGGGCGAGCTGGGACAGGGATGGGTCGCGTCCGCCGTCGTCGGCTCGGGTGGGGTGATTGCCATTCCCGGCGGCCTCATCATTCCGCCCGGCACAGGCATCGTCGCGATTCAGACCAAGGCCACCATCTGGCCGATCTCCGAGGTGGGCGTGGTTGTCCTAGAGGATTGGTAGCCAACGATGCCGGGCGTTCGGACCGCCGCTGGTGCGCTCTTCTTTCAACTCTTCCCCGGCGAGGGCATGCTCCCGCATCCGGGGATCAATGTGGGCCATAGTCCGTTGCGCCCCATAGGCGACTATTACTCGCACCCCGAGATGCACGGCTTCCCCCTCCAGCCGAGTCCGTGGGGCTTCACGGAAGAGCGCCGCGCCACGCTCGCGCTCTATGACTACCGGAGGACCGATGCCGGGCTCTAGCGCATGCGAGTAATCGCGCCGCGCAGTTGGCGCACCGCCCTGATCTTCGGCCTCGATCAAGAAGTCGAGGCGGGAGCGGCGGAGTTCGAGGCTTCACTGACGGGCACCGCTACCGTCGCGGCGGCGCTGACGACCGAGATCACGCTGGCCGCCAGCCTCACGGGCACGGCCACGCTCACCGCACCGCTCACGACCGCCATCACGTTGGAGACCAGTCTCACGGGGACGGGCACACTCACCGCCGATCTGACGACGGCCATCAGTCTCGCCACCAGTCTGACCGGCACCGCCACCGTGACCGCCGACCTCACGGGCGCAGGGGCCGCCGCGCAGTTGGAGGCAACGCTCAATGGCACGGCGAACGTCACCGCCGATCTCAGCACCGCCATCACGTTCGAGGCGGTCCTGTCCGGGATGGCGAGTCTCAGCGCTGATCTCACCGCCGAGGCACCGCCTGCGCCCGTCGAAGTGGAAGTGGGTCGCGGCGGTTCGGGACTGCGGAAGCGTCGTCGGCGCTATCCCATCGAAGTCGAGGCACCGGAGTTGGGCGAGCGGGCCGAGCCCGCACCGTCGGCTGTCGGAGAGTCACCGACTCCCGATGTCGCACCGCCCGCCTCTCCGCGCAGGATTCCACCGAAACCCCATCCCGTGGTGGCGGGTGCGGTCGCCCGGCCGCAAACCCAGGCTATCGAAGGCGCTACGGAGAGCATAGTAGGCATTAGCCGCGTCCCGTGGGAGGACGCCGAAGATGACGAGTTGCTGCTTGCTGTGACCGCGATGTTCAGTTGACGCCAGCTTCACCTTGCGCCATTTGGAGGAATTGCCTATGATGGAAACCAGCCCGGGCTCGCCCGATTTCAACACGAAGGACGCTGGTGCGTCGTTCGATCACGAAATCGAGACGATGTTCGAGACGCCGGCCCCAGCTCCTGCGGAGCCCGCCCCGACCCCTCCAGCACCAGCGGAGGAACGGCCCGCGGAACAGGCAGAGAGCGGTCCACCGCGCGATGACAAGGGCCGATTCGCCCAGAAGGCCGCGCCCCCGGTTGAGCAACCCGCCGCTCCCACGGCTCCCGCTCCCGCAGCGCCCCAAGCCCCGACAGCGACCACGGAACCAGCGGCGATACCGCCTGCTGAGACCCCGCTCCCCGAAGCGAGTTATCGCGCCGACGGGAAGGACTTCACGATTCCCGGCTCGAAGATGGGTGAAGACGGCGTCTTCATTCCGACCGAGCAGTGGGACGGGGTCCAGCGGCTCATCGGCCAGGGACAGGTGCATCAAGGCTCCTTCCAACGTCGGCTGTCTGAATCGGCGCAAAGCGTTCAGCGCGAGAAGACCCGCGCCGACGCCGCCGAAGCCTCCAAGCAGGCCGTCTTTGACAAACTGATGGCGATGGCGAAAGACGGCACGATTGGGAACTGGATCGACGAGAATCTCGTCCAGAATCTCGAGGTGCTCCTCGCCCGCTCAGAGGCAGAAGGCCAAAAGCTCCGCGTCAAAGAGTACGAGGAGCGCGAAGCCGCGCGGGACCGGGAAGCCGCAGAAGCGGCTCGTGGGCCACAGATGGAGAACGCGCTGGCCAACGCCATCCTGCACTTCGGCGGCAAGGCTGGACTCACAGACGCGCGGATGCAGCAGCTCTACGCGCGCCTGAATCAACCCGAGTTTCGGCGGGCCTTGTACTCCGAGGCCACCGAAGACGATCCGATCAACGGGATTCGCAAAGGCGAGACGGTGATCGCGCTGGGATTGATCGAGCAAGAGGTCGCGTGGGCGGGACCAGGTACCACGCAGCCCGCCACGGACAAGGTCGCTGCAGCAGCAGCAGCGAATGCGAAAGCGGGTGTCACCGCTGTTGCGCCGCCGACGGTCGGTGCACGCGGCGGACCAGCACCAGGGACGAAGACACCGCCGAAGCAGTTCAAGAATGCGGCAGAGGCGGACGATCACATTTGGGGCGAGGGATTTAGGGACCTCGCTCAACGCTAGAACGGGGCGCCCGGTCACGGGTCGCCCGTGACCACAAGGAGTACCGATGGCGCTCGCAACCTACGGCGTCGAAACAGGCGGCAGTACCCTCAAAGAACTGGGCCGCAAGGTCCAGGCGGGGGTGTTCAAAGCCGCCCAGTATGGCGTCGAAGAAGTGACGTGGATCAAGGCGCTCGAGAAGTACGACGCGCCGATCTCGCTGCGCGAGATCACGCACGAGTTGGACGTCCTGCAGGCGACCGGTGCGGCGTTCATTCCCGAAGGCGGGAAAGAAGCGCGGCCGAGCTCGCCGACTGCCGTCACGGCGACGGTCAGCACCCTGCTCGTCAACAAACGGTTCACCATCTCCAAGACCATGCAGATGATCCTGCAGAAGCAGGGCGTCCGCGGCGTCCTGGAGTCGCAGTTCAAGTGGCAAGGACGCAAGGCGGTCGAAGCCCTGCGCGCGCGCCAAGGCGACACGTTCTACGGCTTCTCCACGGGCACGCTCGCGCTCATCTCCTCGGTCGCGGGTGCCGTCTACACCCTGAAAGACCTCTACGGGATCGCGGGACTTGGGTCCCTGTCCCACAATCGGCGCGTGGTGGATCAGTTCGTCGCTGCGGCCTCAGGCAACAACGCCGACTACATCGCGGCGCTGAACCCCTCCGGCCCGGCGCTCCGTGACGTGCCGCGCAAAGTCATCGCCAAAGACCGTGCTCTGAATACCGTGACCACCGATGTGGCGATCACGGGCGCTGTCGCGAACGATCTCATCGTCTACGCCCAGAACGTGGAGAACACGACGCTGGCGGGCGGCACGGAGCGGGATCTCAACCCCCCTGGCCTGCTCGATGGCCTGACCTCGGTCTCGCTGCACGGCGTCTCGGGAGCGACCTACGAGAAGTGGAACGCCGCGCTCAACGATGCGTCGGGCGGGCGGTTCACGGGCATCAAGCTGATGAAGGCCAAGGACGCCATCACCAACCTCGGCGGCGGGACGGCCAACCGCGTTATCTGGGCGCAGGGCGTGAAGAACGATGTCGTCGCCCAACTCCAGGCAGGCCTGCGGTTCGCCGACGCCTACGGCATGGAGATGGACGGCAGCCCGAAGTCGAAGGGTATCGAGTTCAAGACCAGCCGGCGCGTGCCCGATGGGTACACGTTCGTCATGGATGACTCGAACTCGATGCGTCGGCTGATGCTGACCCCGGACGTCGATACGCCGGGCATGGACGAAGGCGACAAGCTGCAAGATGACAGCGGCAGTATATTTTCGGTAGACTTCCTCTTTACCTACCCTTGGACCAACAGGGGTAACCTGGCCGGGTTTAGTGGCCTCACGCAACAGTGATCTTAAGTAGCGTGCTGGCAACATCATGCGCTTGCTCCAGCGGTCTTGCTTTCACTGGCCGCTGGAGCGGTGCGGTGGTAGCTTCCTAGCATGACGATAAACTTTAAGATATGCACTCGGTGCAACGAGTCCAAACCGCTGCGCGAGTTCTACAAGCGATCGCAGAAAGCCACGCGCCAGTCGTGGTGTAAGCCCTGTCTCAAAGCACTGGCGCGGGAGCGAGGCAGAGATCCTGCTGTGCGGGCGGCTCGGGCTGAGTACCATCGGCGCTTTTACAAAGTGCGGCGCGAAGAAATCCTCGCCGCAATGCGGATGCGCCACGCGAAGCTAAAGGGGACGCCCGCCTACGATGCGGCCCGCTATCGCTGGAGCCACAAGACGCAACTCAAGAAGTACGGGCTAACGCCAGAGGACTACCAGCGCATCTGTGACTCGCAAGGTGGCCTCTGTGCGATCTGCGAGCGCCCCGAAACGAAAGTAAAGCGCGGGCGCGTATGCCGACTATCAGTAGACCATCACCATGGCACTGGTCTCGTGCGCGGGTTGCTCTGCGATACCTGCAACAACACGCTCGGCACTTCGCGAGACAGCCCGACCATCCTCCGACGTGCGGCCGACTATCTCGAACGTCAGCGACTCCCGCTCGGGCTCGTCGCTGAGGAGAACTAATCATGCGAGCAACGCAGAACATCTCGATCGCGGGCGTGGCGACGCTTGCCCCGATTCCCATTCACATCGCCGAGCAGGATGGGTACCTGCGGGCAGCGGATTGGAGCTGCTTCGGCGCGACGGACGGCGTCAAGACGGCGCTGATTCGCAACGCCACGCAGAACATCGCCCTCTCGGCGGCGCTGACGATCAACGGGTTGGCGGCACTCGCGCGGACGCCGTTCGTCTTGGCAGCGACCAACGCGCTCATCAAAAAGGGCGATGTCATCACCGTGACCTACACCGTCTCCACGGCCGGCACCGTCGCGCCGGGGGAAACCAGCATCGGGCTGATCGTAGATGATCCGGTCGGCGCTGGGGCAGGACCGGCCTGGGCGGGCTGATGACGGTCACTGCATCACCGTTCGTGGCTTCCCGCGCCGTCCCGCCCGAGTGGCAGGCGGCGCTGGAAGCCATCGTCCCGAAATCCGACCGCGTGCCGTGGCTCCAGTTGGCTTGGATGAGCGGTATGCCCTACGAGGTTGTCGGTCGCTGGACGATCTACGAAATGGTCCCGCTCATCGACTTGCCGGGCGGCGTGGCCAATGTGCCGCTCGATCGGCTGCACGATATCCGGGGAATCTCGCCGCGGGAGCGCGGTCGATGGGTGCTCGACCCAGGTATTCCCGAGCACCTAGGCGGGAAGCGCTGGGTCTCCGACTCCCTGCACTCGCTATTGCAATGGGAACTGTTCCACGCGACGGGTGGAACAGCCTATCCCCTGTTGTTCTGGATCATTCAGGGCGACAAGGGCGGGCATGTGTGGCGGCTGGACAGCGTCACGCGAAACTTCCGGCTCACCATGGACGAGTACGACGTGCCGAATCCCGGCGAGTTGCCGTATGCCGAATGGGACAACCGCGTAGCGGAGCAAATCGGCCGCTTCGACCGACTGCGGCGCTGGCACCAGATGATGCAGACGCCGTGGACGGATCGCCAACTCAACAAAACGGATGCCGGACTCTGGATCGACCGGGAGACATGGGACCTCGAGAAATACTACGCCGCCGAAATGCTGCGCTTCCTCGACGCGCAAATCGAAGATGTCGTGCGCGACATCCCGCGACGGTTGCTGCCCGGCTGGAGCGATCTGCCGCCCGGCGACACGCACTACGACAAAGACCGTGATGAACTGGAGCGCCACCTGCTGGAAGACACGTCTCATAGCCTGAACTAGGGGGGCACATGGAAGAGATCAAAAGCCAACGCGACTACCGCGGCTCGTTCAACGGCACCGACCAGCACGGCCGCGAATGGCTCTACGAGCTGGAACTAAAGACGATGGACCAGACGGCGGAGATGCGGCCGGCGGGATGGACTGATCCGCTGCGCACGCCAATCAAATACGTCCAGCTCCTGCGCCAGCCGAAGACCAAGCAGCGCATCTTCGACAAGGTGCGCATCCTGTGGCGCGAATGGGCGAGCGAAGCCCGGCGGGCCCTGGAAGACTGGAAACTGAACCTCTGGAACGTCGGCCAGGATCTCTCCAGCGGGCTCCTGACCACCGCGCAACTCGAAGCCGATCCGCGCATCGTCAAGATGGCGGGGCCGCGGCCGTGGCCACCCGTCGAAGCGATCGAGCAGGCCGCGAACGGGCACCAGGGCCTGCTGGGCATCGTGCCGACGCATCTGCCCGATGGCCGTCCCAATCCCGACCCGCTCGCCGTGGAAGCGCGCAAGGTGCTGGGGATCGTGTACCTGGAAGATTTCGACGGGCCGACGGACGGGGAGTCTCAGCCAGACGCGCCAGCGGTCAATGAACCGATTCAGACGGTCAGCTACGCCGAGTTCCTGAAGGACTGCTTGAAGCGCGGGATGTCGATGGTCGAGGGCGCCGAGTTGTGGAAGAGCCACAAAGCCGCAATGAAGGAGGGGTAAATGCCACCACTCGCCGTGGATGCGAGTCCTGCTGGCGCGGTACGGCTCCGCGGGGCGCTGAAACCGGGCACCGTCGTCGGTGCCTCCACGACCGCCAAGCAACGGGTACGCATCGGCGGGGCCGTGAGCGTGACGGTGATTCACAAGCTGTCGGCCATCACCTTGACCCCGGACCTCAACATCCGCGGACTCGGGGGTGACGCGACGATGGACGAGGCAAACGCCGCGACGGCCAACACGTCGGGGACTGCGACGGCGGTCATGGCGACAGCCGAAACGGCGACGGTCTACACCACTCGTGGCGAGGAGTACATCGAGGTCGAAGTTGCCTCGATTGCTGGAGAAAGCGCCACGATCGACTACATCGACGTGCTGACCAAGAGGGCCTAGCGCGTGGCGCTTTGGGACGCTGCCGACCTGCTCTTGCGCGCCAAGCGCATGGCCGCACGGCCTGCGGCGGACGAGGTACCGCCACCGGACAGCAACGCCGACGATTTCTGGTACGCCCTGCTCACGGAAGCGCAACAATTCTGGTTCAACAAGTTCGTCGCGCATTTCCCGTGGGTGCTCTACGGCCCGCCCACGCTCATGACCAGCGCCGATGGCGGGCTCACTTACACGTTCGCGGGCGGGATCACGCCGATGAAGGTGGAGATCTACCGCACGCGGACGGGTGACTTGCTCTGGCCGGGTGCCTACTGGGACAGTTCCAAGGACATCGTCTGGGAAGGCAACCGTATCCGCTTCGCGCGCGGTGCTTCACGGACCTTCGGCGATGGTCCCTACGCGCGCTACGTCATTCCGCCGGGCGAGATCAACGCGACGACGGCGCCGACGCTGGCGCCGGACTGGACGCGGCTACTGCTCGTCTACCACGCGGTGAAGTTGTGGGCGGAACGCGGCGGCATGCGCGATCCCCAGCCCTTCGCCCGGCTGGAGAACGAGTTCTGGTACGATCCGGAGACAGCGGGCGGCGTGCTCATCACCATCAAGACGCAGCATCCCTACTCGGGGCTCGGGGCGATCCCGAACGCGCCGATTGCTGGCAGTCTGGCCTACATCGCGCAAGCCGGGAGCTATCCGCAATGAGCCCCGCGCCCTCGCAGACGTTCGACCAGGCGCCCTTCGACGGGATGCGCGACTCGCTCGATCCCACGACGTCCGATGCGCGCAAAGCGCTGCTGCTCCAGAACTGCTATGCGGTGCCCGGTCCCGATGGGTCGGAGGTCGTCGGCCGGCCCGGCTTCACGGTGCTCGGCGCGCAGCTCGGCGCTGGCGCGACTCGCCGGGTCCAAGGCTTCCACCAATACACGAAGGTCGATGGCACGGAGCTGACGGTCGCGTTCTGTGGTGGGCTGATGTACACGCTCAACTGGACGACGCGCGTCTGGACCAACGTGGCGCTCGTTGGGGTCTCGCTCTCGACCACGGCAAAAGTCCGGTGCGTGACATTCGCCGACGTGATGGTGGTCTCCGATGGCGTCAACCGGCCGTGGACCTATGACGGCACGACGTTCGTGGACCTGACCAACGCGCCCGTCGCCTACGGGCCGCCGACCGTGTTCTACGCCAAACTCTTCCTCATCAAGAACGCCGACCGTCGAACGATGGTCTGGAGTGAGGAGAACGCGCCGAACACGGGCTACGAGGCGGGTGGCTTCGCCAACGCGTGGACGCTCGCGCAGACGGGTTCGGCCGGCCTCGAGCGGTTGCTCGGCACGAACGAAGCGCTCTACTACTGGAGAGCCCGGTCAACCGGCCGGATCACGGGGACGGTGACGCCGGATTTCGTGAGCGCGGGCACGCGGGAAGGGGTGTCGGATACGATTGGGACAACGGCACCGGACGCAGTGACGATCTACGACGACATCATCTACTTCCTGTCGGCCGATGGACAGCCGTTCGCTCTCCCGACGGCGGGGAGTCTGATTGACCTGTGGAAGGAATTGCGCGAGACCTCGCCCACCTGGCCCAGAGCGCAACTCGCGAAGGCGCAGAGCGTCATTCTCACCGACATCAACGCCGTGCTGATCGGCGTGCCGGGGGCGAATCAGACCGAGATGACGAGCTACGTCGCGTTGCGCCATCCAGCCAGTGTGGTCATGGGCCTCTGGGACGGCTGGACCGCGACGGCGATGGGTGTCGTCAAAGACGCGTCGGGCAACATGGTATTTCTGCACGGCACCGCGAACGGCTATGCCTACGATCACGGGAGAGCCGACGGGACGTACTGGGACAACGCGCATACGGCGCTGGACGGTGGGCCGACGGGCGTGGCACATACGGTCACAGGCACACCGCTCGGCTACTCGGTGCAGCATGAGAAGATGTGGGACCGCCTGGACGCGACGTTCCGGCTGGACACCGACCTGACGGCGGTGCAGTTCGACTACGAGACGCCTCGGGGCCAGCGAGCCCCGCTGCTGCTTGATCTGACCGGCGTGGGCGCGGCGATGTGGGACGTGAGCTTGTGGGATGAGGGCCGGTTCAGCGCTGGCGCGTTAGAGCGCCAGCAGAGCATCGGGCTTGCGGGCTACGGTCGCTGGATGCGGCCCCGGTGGCGGCATCAGGTGCTCGGGGAACGGTTAGGACTGGTGGCGATTGCGGCGAGCGGATTCCTGCAACCCGGTGAGGCGAGTCGGGTGACCGAAGCGACGGCGGTGTTCGACGGGTTCTTCTACGACGGGGTGCTCACCCATGATGGTGCGGCACTGTACGGATAATGGCCCCCCTACCGTGGATCACCAGAGGCGAGCGGGTCGTCGCAAAGGACTCTCCGCTCTTTGCGGACGTGGCGAATCGGCCGCTCCGCGCACTCCTCACGGAATCCGGCTACGACCCCGACGCGAGTCCGTTCCCCGGCCTCATGGGACCCGTGTTCAACGTCAAGGCGTTCGGCACGTTCGCAGATACGGCGGCGACGCGCGCGGCGTTCGCCACGGCGTTTGCGGCTGTAGCTGCTGCTGGTGGCGGAACCGTCTGGGTGCCCCGAGCGACGTACACGTTCAACATCGCCAGCGATAGCGACACGCTCCTCCTGCCGAGCAACTGCGACATGCTGTGCGAGCCGGGGACGATCCTCCGGTGGGGGCAGCTCGGCTCGCCGCTGTTTGCTGCGGTGAATAAAGAGAACATCAACATCGTCGGGCCGATCTTTGAGTGGAACGGCACACTGGTCGATGTAGCGGGCGGGACGGCTGGACGCTTCGGACAGAGCATGAATATCAATAATCGCGACTACTGCTGCCATGTGCTCAGTCTTGGCAGCAACAACGTGCGCATCGTCCGTTCCACCTCTCGCACGCAGGGGGACGCTCCTACGCTGGCGACTCAGGCGTTCGTGATTTTCGGCGGGTTCTATCCCTCTACCGATGGCACATCCAATACTGGAAATGGGATGGAGGATTGCAAGATTGACGATGTAATCCAAGGCTGCCTGACAATCAATCAACACAACTTTCGGTTCGAGAATATTGCATCGCGCCGGTTCCCAGGCGACAACCCGATTGGGGGCGGTGTAGGAACCAATGGTCACCTGTTCTACAATTCTTGGAGTGCCACCCCGCAACGGTCCCAGAATATCACCATCCGCGACATTACCGATTTCGGTGTGCCGTTTGGGACCATTGATGCGTCTCGCGCCGATACCTCCATCCAGGCCAAAGCTATAGATGGTGGGATCATCACGGGCGTATTGTCTCGCCGTCCGACCGGGCTGTTCTCTTTTGACGGGACTATCAATTGTCGGATCACTAATTCAGCGCTCATTATCCCCACCGCGACCGTGGGCGGTCAGGCTGGCATTTCCTGTTCTACCTCTTTCGACGGTGTTGGAATGGCGGACTGTACGATGGAGGGAATCACGGTCATTCTACCGGACAACACTGATCGTCCAGCATTAAGCGTGAACGGGATGCAGCGTTGCCAAATTAGTATGTACGTCTCGGCTTCACATACAACGGAGTCCATTGGATCAGTCACGCTGAATAATAGCTGCATAGACAACATTGTACGGGTCGATTACTTGGCGCGGACAATAAACTCTGTTCAACCTGGCAAAGCCACAACCACCTCACATCGCAATCAGTTCTATGTGAATTTGGTTGGTCAGAATCATAAAGTGCGCCCCTTTGCCGAAGATGGCTGTCTTGACAATGTGATGCAGGTCAGGGACAACGTTATCGGGAAGTGGACTGAAAAGTCATGGTGGGTGACGGAGGCGAACAGCCCGGCAATGGGCTACGAGTCGATCAAGAAATCGAAGGTCTATCGCATTGGGACGAGCACCAATCCCACGACCACACTCCAACTTCCCCGTGCGGGGGTGTGGGTTGGCACGGTCCAGATCATCGAGGCGTCTGGGGCACACCTCCGGGGAGGCTTCTATCGCATCGTGTGGGATGCCGGTGCGTTGCAAAGCGTCGAACTCCTCGGCACGCAGTGGACGGTCGGGGCGAGCCCGCCCAGCGTCTTGAACTTGGCGGTGTCGGCGGCTGGCGTAGTGACGGTGACGACGACCGCCCCGAATGCGGCGTGGGATATCGTCTATGACTTCCAGAGTCTCGGCAACAACCGCTATGCGGACTACTAGGATGACCGTTCTCTCTCCGATCTGTCGCGCCCTCCACTACGCCGGACCGTATGCCGCGTAAGCCGGTATTCGCGCCGACGCCGCTGCCCGACGACATGGCGGGGAAGCCGTTGGTGCGCGAGCTCAACCGGCGGTTCGGGCTCGTCGGCCAGGCTTTGGCCGCGTTCAGTGTCCCGTTCCTGCTCACCTACAGCGCCAGCATCGCAATCGACGCTCGTGCCTCCACCTACTTCCGCCTCATCGTCACGAACGGGAGCGCGTTCACGTTCCAAAACCCCACGTTCCTCGCCCCCGGCCAACCGCTGTTCCTTGACATCCTGAACAGTTCAGGTGGGGCGATGGGGGCGATCACCTGGGGCAGTTTCTTCCAGCGTGACGCATCGTGGGCGAATCCGGCGAATACGAAACGGCGTGTGATCGGGTTCACGGCGGTAAGCATTAGCTCGCTGGTGCAGGTGGCGCCAGCTACAGGAGACATGTGAGCGTGCTACGGTTTCCGCTTGCGCTTCGCGTCTGGGTGGGCGCGCTGCCAGCTACGGCGCTGCTTATCTCGCATCCCTTCCGGGTCCGTTTCCCACTTCCGGCGCTGGTAATTGCGGGCCTCTTTGCGGTAGTGCTCTACGTTCGCCCAGTATTTGGCGCGGTTCTTGGCCCGGACCTTCTCGGGATTCAACCGACGCTGGCGCCGCTCCAAGAGTCGTACACACGTCCGGCAGATGCGCCGACGACCTTTGAGGCGCAGATTGACGCCGCTCAGCGAATGGCCGCGTGGACAGCGACGTTTGCGGGCATTGATCGCTGTGATTGTATGCCCGCGCAACACGTTGACCCGAGGCGTGACTGGCTCCATGTGGTTGGGATTCAGGCAGCGACGCTTTCGGCAGAGGTGGTCAATGTGCAGGGCTGGCGGGATCGGACCGATGAGCAGTTCGTAGGCGACCCGATGCGCCAAGCGCGTATGTCCGTTGACGCCGATGCTGACGTAGCCAGTGTGGGGATTGTAGCGCCCCGGCCATATCCAGCACGGACGGGCGCCGTAATGATAGCCCATCAGGTGAAGTCGTCGCAGGAACGGCATCGGGGCAAGATACCGACGCATGGCAAATGGGCTTTCTGTCATGCGTTCAGTTTACCGAATATTCACACCGGGAACAAGGTGTAATATGCCATACCCAGCGACCCTTATAGCGTTCGCCCCAGGGACGATTTTGAGATCCGCTGACGCGAACTCCAACAACGACGTCTTGAGAAACTCGCTCTTGACCGCCGTCCTAAAGGACACCGCCGCAACGATCACGGTTGGGCATACGATCAATCCCACGGCTGGCGACGTCCTGACGGCCACGCCGTTCGTCGGCGGCAAGGGGATCGTCATCAACGCGGCGATCCAAGTGACGAGCCAGCCGCTGCTCGACTTCGCACAGACGTGGAACGCGGCCGGGGTGACGTTCACCGGGCTCAAGTTCAATGTCACGGATACCGCCAGTGCGGCGGCCAGTTTGCTGATCGACCTCCAGGTCGCGACGGTCAGCAAGTTCAAGGTGGACAAAGCAGGCGCCATGACGATTGCTGGAGGACTGACGATCGCTGGCGCGCTGGCGGGCGTGACGACAATTGCCGGGACGCTTTCAACAGCCGCCCAGCCGAACGTGACATCAGTTGGCACCCTGACGAGCCTGACGACCGCCGGGGACATCAGCATCACTAGCCTTGGGAACCGCGTCAACATCAGCGGGAATCAGATTATTGGCGTTCGCAAGACGGGTTGGGCGACGGCAACCGGAACCGCGACGCGCACCACCTTCGATACCGCTAGCGTGACGTTGCCGCAGTTAGCCGAACGGATGAAAGCCTTGCTTGATGATCTCCACGCTACCGCCGGTCACGGGCTGATCGGCACGTGAACCTAGAACCGAATCGGGATCTTCAGCGACACACTCCACGAGATCGCGGTCACTTCAAGCAGTGTGCTCGTTCCCCACAAGAAGTTGCGGGCCCCCGCTTCGTGCAGCAGCAGGCCAGCGGCGAGCTGCGCAACGCCAACGGCGGCGATGTAGGTATTCAGCTGACCGACGCTCGGGCGGGGTCCGATGATGGGGTTCGCCTCACCACGCCCATGTCGGAGGGCGTGCTCCGTCATGCCGCGGTCGATCAGCAGGAGGACGGATGCGCTGACGGCGAGCGCGACGTTGGTGCGGGTGATCGGTTCACGCTGGGCAGACAGTGATGCGGCGATGGCGGGGTTGAGCAGCAGGGCAAGGAGTAGGACGCGCACAAAAAAGACGGTATGTTGAAGCTGACGTGGGCGCAACGAGAACGTTTCCCGAAAGGGACGCTGTGGGATACGCTGCTAGAATCAACCGTGAACGGAGGCTGCGCCGTATGGCGGACGAGCCGAAGCAGCAGGAACTGGAAATCACCGAACAGACCTACGCCTTGCTCAATGCGGCGAATGCCAGCGTGACGGCCGCGAACGATCGACAGCAGGCCATTCTCGCCGCGACGCTGGCGATGGCCAACGTCGGGAATGCGGAGATTGCAGGCGTCGTGCGGCGTGACGGAAGGCTCTTGCTGCTGTACACCGTGCCGAACGGCAAGGGAGGGTAACGTGGGTGCTCAGAAATCTCGGCTCGCCAAAGCCGGTGGCGACTACAATGCCGCGGTGCGTGGACTGCTGGCTGAGAATCATCCCGATGTCGAGAAGATCAAGGCGCAGCTCGGCAGCGGTGATCCGAGCGCCCAAGCGGCAGGGCAGGCGGCGCTGGATCGCAAGATCAATCAGAGCACGAAGGGCAAGTATTCCGGCATCGTCGGCACGATCGGCAAGGGACTGGGCAAACTCGCGCCCATCGCCGCGCTCGCGATTCCGGGGCTCGGCCCTCTGGCGGCGGCAGGGATCGCGGCGGGTGGGTCAGCGGCTGGGCGTGCGTTGCAGGGGAAGTCGGTCAATGTCGGGAACACGCTGCTCCAAGGCGCCGGGGCCTACGGAGCGCGCAAAGTCCTCGGAGGCGGTACGGACGCGGCTGATGCGGCCTCCGGTGCGGCCCCCGCCGTGGCGGGTGCTGGAGGGAAGGGCGTCATCGGACGACTCGGGGACTGGGTCTCGAACAATCCGCTGGAAGCCGCGCAACTCGGCCTCGGCGCGGTGAACGCCATCCAGGGAGCGAAAGCGCAGAGTGAAGCGGATCGCGCACGCCGTCGAGCCCTCGGTGCAGTGAACCAGCCGCAACGCGAGGATTTGTCGGGTCTGTACGGGGACAGCGGTAATCCCTACGCGGGGCCGACGGGACCGAACCGCGCGAGACGGGCCGCCGTGCGCTCACTGTCGGGAGGTAGCTACTAATGGCCACGCTCCGCACCGTGCAGGATCTCGTCAGAAAGCGCCCAGGTGGCACGTTCCCGGCGCGCCAGGCGAACCAGACGCTGCTCGGCCAAGTGTCGGGCCTCGTGCGGCCGCCGGTGAAACCGCCCACGCCCGGCATCACCGCGCCGATGATTACGCCAGCACAGCAGTCTGTCGGGGGTACCCGTGGCGGCGTGGGACCGACGCCCGGTGCTGGTGCGGGGCTCGCGACGGCAGCGGGCATTTCCCCAGAGCAGCAGGCTGCCATCAAACAGCAGGCGCAGGCGCAGATCGGATTGCGACCGCCGACTGCTGGAGGGCCCAACATTCAGCCGCCAGTTCCGCAGCCAGAGGACGACGGGCCGATTACCGAGTTTGGGCCGGGCAACGATCTCCGGTCCTCGCAAATCAATCCGCTGGCGTCGAATCGGCTCCGCGGGTTGCAGACGGGTGTGGATCGGAGTGCCGGGGCGTTGTCGGAAGCCCCGAGTCTCCGCACGGCGGCCTTGGATCGCTACGCCGAAATCGGGCAGGGGATTGACGAGGATCGGCGTCGTGGCATTCAGGACATCGGGCGCGCCAACGCCACGCTCGGACGCCTCGGCTCCGGCATGGTCACCGGCCAGCTCGGAGACTTGGAAGCACTGCTTCAGAAACGCAGCACGGCAGCCCAGCGCGGTCTCGCTGGCGAAACCGCATTCCAAGAAGCCGAGGATCGGCGCGCCAACGTCGGGACCCTGAGCGGGCTCGAGCGCCAACTGTTCGGTCAGGAGACGGGCCAGCGCGACGAGTTGCGTAGCGAGCGCGGGTATCAAGCCGACACGGCGAACCAGGCCGTCCAGAACCGCGTCCAGCAGCGGCTCTTGGAAGAGCAACTGCTCAACAGCGGGTTCAACCGCAATCTGGCCGGGGCGGATCTCGGGTTGCGTGGCGCCGAGCAGTACGGGGACGAGGCAGCGGCGTCGGGCGATATCACACAGCAACTGCTCGCCGAGTTGGGGCGCGCGCGGGCTGGCAAGAAGCGGACGAGTACTGGAACGCCGGCCAGTGATGCGTCCTACGCTGGTGCGGGCTACAGCTAATGGGCGTCGCCAAGGGACTCGTCACTGCGCTGAGTCGGGGCTTGATCGGATACCAGCAGGGCACGCGGCTCGGTCGCGAAGAGGAACGCGCACGCGGGCAGGAAGAGTCGGATCGCGCTGTCCAGGCGCGTCGCCAGATTCTGGAAGAGCGGCTGCTCAACGAACGGCTCACCGATATCTCCAGCACACGGGAAGTGGCGGGCACGAAGCTCCGACAGACGAGTGAGGCGGCGGCCCGGCTGCGCCAAGATCCGCGCTACAAAGCTCTGCACGGCTTGCCGGACGAGGACTTGGTTGGGGCAGCGGCGGAGGTTGCGACGCATCCCGAGCGGCGGCAGCGCCCCGACGCCACGGGCCGCACTGGCGCGGGCGGCGTCGATGAGCGCGCGGTCGTCAACATGGCCAACCGCCTGTTCGAGAACGACGAGTACCCGACCTGGGACGAAGCCTACTCGGAAGCGCTCCGGCGGATGCAGTCGGCGGGACGACTCCGCGGGCTCGACCCGGGCAAGCAGACACACGACGCACGCCGGCCGATTGACGTGCCCGATACCGTGCGCTCCTATATCGCGGGGCAAAATCGTGGCCCCACGCGCACGAAGTCGCCAGCGCAGTGGGTGAGCGAAGTGCGCACCGAGCATCCCGACTGGAGTCCTGAGCAGATCGCGGATGAGGCCCGCCGCCGGGCGGGTCGGTGAGTCCCCTCCAAGACGACGACGATTTTCTCGCTGAGGCCAAGCGCCAAGCGGGGGAGCAGGATGATCCCTTCCTTGTAGAAGCGGAGCGCCAGCACCGCGGTCTCGGGGCAACCATCAAGCGCTCTGCTCGGGCAACCCTGCGCAACACCATCGCTCTGCTGACGGAAGGCCCGAAGCAGTTCACCGGCGGGTTGGCCCAGTCGGGCCTCGCCACGCTGCGTGGCGCGGAACGTCTGCTGACGCCCGTCACGCCCAGCGCTGGCGGATTTGGGGCGTTCGCGAGCGAGCCGCCGCCACCCGACCGGACGATCCAATCGACGCCCGTGCAGCGACTCACCGAAGAGATCCGCGAGACCTATGGCGAGCCGGAGTCTACGCCAGGTACCGTTGCGCAACTGGCGGGCCGGTTAACGGGTGATGTTGCCCAGTACGCCAGCGGAGCGCGTGCGCTCGGCGCCGTCGGGGCGCTGCCCAAAGGGACGGGCGTCGGGGCGCGGGTCGCTCGCGGTATCGTCGGCGCTGCGCCGGTGGACGTGGCGCAGTCGGCGGCGGGACCCGAGCAGTCGAGCCTCGGCGCCGTGGCGGAGCTCGCCGACTCGCCAACGCTGCGGCGGGCTGCACGGTCCACACCGCTCCGGGTCGCGACGGAAGTCGGCATCGGCGGGTTGCTCAACGTTGGGGCCGAGTTGATCGGCGACCTGCTGAAACGGGCGCGGGATGTCCAGAAGGCCGCACGCCAAGCGGGGCGCCCTGAAACCATCACCGAAGTAGACGCCTTGGCGAACGAGGCGCGGGACTTGTCGCTTAAGACGGATCGCACGCCGGAAGATGTGGAGCGCGTCCGGTTGCTCGGCCGACGGATTGAGGAACTGAGTGCCGATGTCCCGGCCGCCCCCCCTGTGGAAGAATCGGCACTGGCGCGGAGCGCTGAGCCCGAGCCGTTGCCCACGGACATCATCGAGCGGGAGCGTCGGCGCTACCCCGTCACGGAAGCGAGCAACCTCCGACGTCGGGCGACCGATGTTGCGGGCGATGAGTTTGATCGTGCTGCCCGGGAAATGGCGGCTACGCCACCTTCGGTTACCCCACTTGAGCAGTCTCTTGAGATCGGCCCAATGGGTGCCCAACTGCTCCGCGCGATCAAGCGGAACCCGAAAATGACCATTCCAGGCATCTTCGAGGCATTTCGGCGGCGTGCGCGCGGTGGTGCCGGTCCGACTATGAGCGAAGTGCAGCAGAAGGTCGCCGAGCTTGAATCGCGCGGCCTCATATCCCGCTCGTGGGACGCGCAGGGCAATCCACGCTATCGTGCCGCCTCGCCTGCCTCCACGGCGCGCGCGCCTGGTGCCCCCGCCGATGAGGCGGCCGTACAGCAAGGGCTCTTCGGGGAGCGCACACTGGCTGGCCGTGAGCAGACCGAACTGCTGTCCGAGACGGCGGGCGTGCCGACGGCGCGACTCCGGGAGACGAAGATCCAGCCGGACGAAGTAGCCCGCGTGCGGCGTGAGGGCGCGGAACCGGAAGGCGCGCAACCCATGGCGCTGCCCCTCGGGGAGCGGTCGAAGAAGTTCACGAAGATGGACGATCCCGGGCTTGAGAGTCGGTACTTCCAGATCCTCGACCGGATGCAGGAGAGTGGTCGGGTGGCGTGGGAAGGCACGACGCCGTGGGTACGCAAGGCGGAGCGCTCGGCGGATGCTGGCACGAGCGGCGCCGGTCGCGGCTTCGGCGGCTACTCCCGAGAGAAGCCCGTCCTCTCGGGCAACGCGGTGAGTAACAAAGCGGGCCGCGCCATGGGCCGGATGAAGGACGACTCCCGCATCGCCGCTGAGCTGGAAGCCGAGCTCGCCGCGCGCGGCATCAGTCACGACGACGTACTGGAGCGCTACCTCGTTCGCCAGAGCCCGCAGGAGACAGCCGACGAGGCGATAGAACGGGCGGCCATTGAAGCCGAGGGAAAGGGCGAGATGGGGGCCGCGAATCGGCGGCTCGTGGCCTTGCTCGCTCGGACGGGGTTGGGCGGTACGGCAGGCGGGACCGTCGGTGCACAGATCGGAGGCACGCCGGAAGAGCGCCACCGCAACGCCGTCATCGCCGCCATCGTCGGCGCTGGCGGTGCCGCCGTCGCGCCTCGGCTGCTGCCCAAGAGCCGTGCAGGCATCACGAGCGCCGTCCCCGACGTCAGTCGCGCAGCTCGGGGCGCCTTCGCCGAAGGGCCGCAAGCGGCCAAGGCCGCAGCGGGGCCGATCAATCCTGACGACTATGTGAACGTGGCCAAGTTTGCGCTCGACCCCGGCGGCGAGAAGCGGCTTCGCAACGAGGTCACGCGCGTCGTGGAGGCGGAAGGCCTGCATCCCAAACAGCGGATCTCGTGGACCGAGACGAAGCGCATGGCGGCGACCATCGGCCTGCGCCCGCAGGACCTCGTGCAGCGGGAAGCCGCACGGCTCAACGGCGCGGAGATGCTGGCCATTCGCAACATCGTCTCGACCAACGTGGATGCGATCGAGGGCATGTCCAAGCGGCTGGGCGATGCCACGCTAACGCCCGAGCTCAGGGAACGCTTCGAGCGCGCCATCTCCGGGCTCGAAAGCCAGAACGACGCCCTGCTGGGCAAGTTCGTCCAAGCGCGTTCCGCTGCCGGCCGGGACCTGAACAACCTGAAGATCCTCGCCAACCGCACACTGGACCCCGTGACGTGGCTGGTGAAGACGCAGCGCCTCACCGGAGACGCGGGGTTCACGCCCGAAGTCCGTACCAACGTCCTGCGGCTGATCCACGAGGGCGATCGAGCGGGGCTCGTCCGGTATCTCGCCTCCGTCCGGCAGACGCCCTGGTACGAGAAGATGACCACGCTCTGGAAAGCCGGGCTGCTCACCAACCCCAAGACCCACGCCGTCAACATCACGTCGAACACGACGATGGCGATCCTCGAGACGGCGAAGGATAACCCCGCCGTCGTCTTCGACCGACTGATGAGTCTGTGGACCGGGGAGATCACGAAAGCCCCGACCACACTGGCGACGCTCGCGGCCTCGGCCAAAGGCGCGCGGCAGGGCGCACGGGATGCGTGGCAGATCCTCAAGGGTCAGGGCAGTGCCGACGCGCTCCAGCGCTTCGACATCCCGCGTGAGGTGAACTTTGACAACGCGATCCTGGACACGTACACGAAGACCGTCTTCCGGCTGCTCGGGGCCGAAGACCGTGTGTTCCGCGGCGCTGCCCTCCAGCGTTCCCTGTCCGAGCAAGCGCGCATCTTGGCCAGTCGGGAAGGGCTGAAAGGCCGCCCCCGCTCGGCCCGGATCGTGGAGCTCTTGGAGTCGCCGACTGACGAGATGGTCCTGACCGCGATCCGCGATGCGGAAGTGGCGACATTCACCGACGTCACCGAACTGTCGCGTGGTATCAGCGGGTTCTTCGGCCAGCTCAAGAGTCCCGCCTTCAGGACGGCTGCGGAGTTCGTGCTGCCGTTCAAGCGCACACCGGCGGCTGTGGCGACGCGGGTCTTCGAGTATTCGCCGTTCGGCTTCGTCGGTGGGGCTGCCGATGCGTGGAAGGTGTTCCGCCAAGCAACCAAAGGGCACACCGTCACCGCGCTCCAGAAGCGCGCGGCTGAACGGCTGGGCCGCGCCACGACCGGAGCCTCAGCGATCCTCGTCGGCATGTGGCTCTACGAGAAAGGGCTTGCGACGGGAGCGGCGCCGTCGTTCAACACGCGCGAACGCGAGCAGTGGCGGACCGAGGGGAAGCAGCCGAACAGCATCCTGATCGGTGGGAAGTGGCGCAACGTCGGCCGCTTGTCGCCGCTGGGCAACGTCATCGCCTTGGGCGCGAACATGGCCCACGCGCTGGATGCGAACAAAGAGCAGACCGTGGCAGGGCGGTTCGCCGAACTGGCGGCTGGGACCGTGCGCACCGTGGCGGATCAACCGTTCGTCACGGGCATCCGCCAAGCCACGGAAGCCGTGCTGAGTCCTGAAGAGGCGGCGGCCGAGTTCGGGACGAATCTCGCCGCCTCCGCCGTGCCGGCTGGTGTTGCCGCCATCGCCAGAACCGTAGACCCGACCATCCGCCGCAGTCAGGGTGTCGGCCAGCGGATTCAGAGTCGCATCCCCGGGGCGTCGAAGGGCCAGCCCGCCGTGCGTGATGTGTTCGGTAAGGAAGCCACGCGAGAGCCGGGCGTCATCGCCAACATCTTTGACCCGACGAGTCCTAGCTCCGACCGTCGTGTAGACGACCCGCTGATTCGCGAGATGAGCCGCGTCGGCGCGGCGATCGGGCGACTGAAGCGGGACAGTGACGAGACGCCAGAAGCGTTCGAGCAGCGGCAGATCACCTACGGTCAACGGTTGCGGACTAGGCTCGAGCGCGTCGTGCGTGGGGAGGTCTACCGTCGCGGGGATGCAGAGAAGCAGGCAGAGATGCTCGAGGACGCCGTCACGGATCTGCGTCGCCAGATGTCGCGGCGCCGCCGGAAGCGGAGCGCTTAATCATATGCAACCCCAGCCACAGCGCCCCGACGCCGAGCAGGAACAGGGTCCCGCCCCCGCCGTACAGCGGCCCGCGGCTGTAGTGCCACACCACCAAGGCCACGAGGCCCAGGCCCAGTGCGCCGACCGCCACGCCGCCCAAGCGCCAGAGCAATATGCGGAGAACCGAATTGGATGCTATCATCGTCAAGGGTACGGGGCAATCTGGCAGTCCGCTAGGGGGTCTCCATGAAGCTGCTTCCTGGGCCGTTCCTGATCCCGTCGCTCGCGGTTGGCGCCGGGGCGCTGGTCGTCCAAGCGGCCGTGTCCGCAGGCACGGACTGGCCCGCGATTATCATGGCTCTCGGGGCGCTCATCACGGCGGGCACGGTCGGTTTCGTGCTCGTCTGGAAGGCCATCAAGGCGGTCGCGACCGAGGTGAAAGCGAACACCGTCATCACGACGCAAACTCGGGACATGGCCGATGGCCGGTTGACGGATGTGACCAAGCAGCTCGCCGAGAGCCGGGGAAACGTCGAGCGGTTGGTCAATGAAGGCGTCACCAGAGCCTCCCAGGACCTCTTGGCGAAAGCGGAGGCGGCTGGCTACGCCATGGTTACGAAGGCTCAGGAGACGGCGGTGGAATTACTGGCCGAGGCGCGGAAAGAAGCGGCGGCGGTGCTGGCGGCGGCGGCCGAGCGCGATCCCCCACGGCGCCGCTAACTCAACATGGGAGCGGATCGATGACACCAACCTCCTTGCGAGATGCCGCGTTTTTCGTCTGGGAGTCATTCCTCAACCAGCCCTACCGTTGGGGCGGGGATGATCCGCTGGAGGGCGTGGATTGCTCGGGCCTGGTGCTCGAAGGCTTGAAGGCAGTGGGCCTCGTGCCCCGAGAATTCGACACGACTGCGGACGGCTTGCTCACCCAGACCTTCAAGGACGCGCCCCGGGTGACGAACCCCGCCGAGCTCCGCCGCGGAATGCTGGTGTTCTGGGGCTCGCTGATTCGGCACGTCGAAATCGTCTGGGCGGTGTTCCCTGATCGCGTGCTGACGATCGGTGCCAGCGGCGGAGGGAGCGCGACGGTAGACCGTGCGGCTGCGGTCAAGGCGAACGCCTACGTGAAGATTCGCCGTGTGAGTCCCAATTGGGTGGCCGCGGTGTACCCGTTCCCCGATGAGTGAACGGACCGCGGTTGGCAATCCGTTGCTGGTGGTCAAGGAGCATCTGCCTGCGCACGTCGCGGAGTTGCGGGAGAAGCGCGACAAGCTCGTCGCCCAGATTCGGGAGTTGAACTATCAGATCGCGGAAGCGGAGACGCTGATGCAGGTCGCTCCCGTGCCAGAGCCGGAGGTCACCTGAAACCCACACTGGAGGTTCTATGACGTTCTTTAAGACGCTGATGCGGACCCTCGCCGCGGCTGGTGCGGCGGCGCTGTTGATCCTGATCCCGCAGCTCATCGCCGTGTTCCAAGGCCCGGCGCCGTCAGATATCTCGCCCGTGGTCTGGGGCATCGTGGGGACGGTGGCCGTGTTCATCCTCAATCTCGTAGTCGGCAAGATTCCGAAGCCCGCCGCGTGAAGCGCGTCTGAAGGTACGGCTTTGGGGGCCATGAAGAGCCGGGGCGGGACCCAACGGGCCGAGCTGCTGCGCATCCGCGCCGATCGCCTGGCGCGCCGGCTCTGGCCGGGGCTTGTGCAACCGCCGGCGACGTGCGGCAGTATGCGTGCGCTCGTTCCCACGCCGCCCATCGGGCCGAGACGGCGGAAGGCACGGTGAAGGTGCGCCTCCGTGTGCCCATCGTGGCCCTGCTCGTCGCGGCGCTCGCGCTGTACCTGTTCGCCCAGTGGCAGCAGCGGCAGGCGACAGAGGACCGCACCATCATCCAGGCGGCGCACAACGCCCTGTCGGCGGGGAAAGCGTACCGGGTGCGACAGGACAGCCTCCGCAAACGCGCCGAGCGGGCCGTGGTCACTGTCCGGGTGCGGGATACGGTGATCATCCGGCTCGACGCCCGGTTGGCTCGCGATACCAGCGCGCGGGATAGCGTCCAGACGCTGCTCCTCAAGGCGGATACGCTCACCGCCCAGCGGGACTCGCTCCGCACCGCTGTCCGGCTTCTGACGGTGCGGGCGGAACGCGCCGAGCTGCGGGTGGCCGATCTGGAGCGCCACCTCGCCACGACGCTCACGGTAGCGGAGTGCCGTCTCTTGGGGGCGCGCTGGCTTCCCAGGTGCCCGAGTCGGACGGTGGCGTTCGTGGTGGGCGTGACCGCCACCACGGCCGTTGTAGTCGTCGCGCAGTAAGTTCGAACTGGACGCTTTCCTCCGGAGGACTACCCGTGCTCGGAACGTTCGTCGTTATCGCCCCCATTCCGTTCCTGAAGGCAGACATTGGTGACCATCTTGTCGTGCGACCGGAGGATGAGTGCGTGGATGTGGTGAAGCACTACAGTTTGCGGGACGCCCTGCCCTTCGTGGGGGATGCGCGGTTTACGAGCCCTTGCTTCGACGGCGCCGGGCCGATGCCTCTTTCGCTCGTTCCACCCGGGACACTGCGTCAGAACTCTCCCGTGCCCCTTTCGCTCCATCGGCCTGTTGCTTCTCCCAGCGCGTCCGCAGGTCCCGCAGGAGCACGTCCAGCTCGTCTAAGACGACGCGCCCGCCAGTAACGTAAGCGCCGGCGTCCTTGCCACGGGTCGGCACTGTCCGTGCGCTTGAGGGCACGAGATCCTCGGGGCGTAGTTCCAGCACCCGCGCCACCGCCGTCAGCTTCTCCCCTGAGGGGATCGAGCGCTCGTGCAGCCAGCCATGGACGCTGGAGGGCGTCACCCCGACCAGTTTCGCCAGCTCGTACTGCTTGAGCCCCTTCACATGGAGGGCGGCCGCCAGCGCTGCCCGGAACACCAGCCATAGCTCCTGATCGGCCATAGACGGCGAGACCCCTTGCGCGGATATTCGGCGTGCGCCATATTCGGTACAGGTAAGACGCGATACCTACTCGGTACGTACCCGCAATCGGAAGAGTCTATATGGCGAAAGCTGGTAAGCGCAAGGTCAAGAGCCAGAAGTGGACGGCCCGCGAATACCAGGTACTGACCCGAGCGGCGCGCATCAAGGGAATCCCTGTAGGCACGCTCATCCGCTCGTGGTCTCTGCGGCAGGCTCGGCAGTTCCTCAAAGAGTACGACGAACGCCAACGCACCATTCGGGCCGCAGAACTGGCGGCCGAGTACGCCGAGCCATGCTGAGCCCCCGCACGGGTCTTCCCGTTCCCGACCCCGACCTCCTTTACGCGCGCATGGCGCAGCACACCAAGGACTGCGTTGCCTGTCAGGGGGGCCAGCAGTGTACGGAGGCGAGCGATCTGCTGCGGGCGTGGTTTACCGCAGACGGGGAAATGGCTGTGATCGAAGCCGATCTCGACGCGCAACTCCGGGGTGCTGCCAGTGGTGAGTGACGAAACGCCGGCGGGGCTGGCCCGCCATGCGATTTCGTTGCTCGTCGCGAGTGGCGAGCCCTACGTCGGGCCGGATGGGAAGCGAATCGGCTTTGCGGAAGACGACGTGACGGCGATGAAGACGTGGCTCTGGCGAGCCATAGACCAACTGGAGGGGAAGCCCCATGGACTTGGATAAACAAATCGCCGAGCGGTTGGACACTTGGGCGCTGGTCGAACTGTTCGGCCACGCGCGCATCGCAGGAAAGGTGAGTGAGCAGACCATCGCTGGCGGAGCGTTTCTCCGGGTAGACGTGCCGACCGTGGATGGCCAGGCGGAGTTCACGCGGTTTTTCGGCGCTGGCGCGGTCTACTCAATCAGCCCCTGCTCGGAGGAGGTCGTGCGACTCGCCGCGAGGCAACTGCGGACGTCGCCGATCTCGGTCTACATCCCCGAACTGCGCCAACTGCCACCTAGTCCTGACTACGAGCCAACCAGCGAGGACGACGATGACGAGCTGCCGATATGAACCTCGATAAACAAATCAGCGCACTGCAGGCCGTGCGCATTGACATTGCCGACCGCAACCGGACGCTGACGTTCCGTGAGTTGGAGGGCCGGCTGCTGCGGACGCGCCTGACCTTCGAGCTGCGCACGGGGCGGCGGAGCGCCGACGGGAAGGACTGGGCCATCGCCCCGATCAGTTCGAACGATGCGGCGGAGAAGGCCGCGAAGGTGCATCCCGACTACATCGAGCACGAGCGGGAAACCGCGCAGCAGACCTACGAGCGCGACGTCAAGTACGCCGAGGCGGAGACGCTGGTGTTCAGCCTCCGCGTGGCCCTCGACGCTATGCCCGAATCGGAGACCGTGCAGCACGCCACTTCCTAAGTCCCTGACCAGCTCTGGAGGACTTGTATGACCGACACGAAAGAGAAGGCCCCCGCTTCAACGGCAGTCGCCACACGCGCACCTGCGACCCTGTACGAACGGCTCCTCGCCCTCTCCAAGACGCCTGCGGAGCGGGAGCGGGCGTTTGCTCTCGCCGAGAAGTATCAGCAGCAGCAGCTCGTGCAGGAACTCGTCGCTGAAGTCAAAGCCAAATCGTGGGGCAACAACGTCAGCCCAGCTCTGCGTGTTGAGATCGTGCGCTGGACGCTCGAGAACGGCGGCGATCCGGTGACCGAGGTCGATATCCTTGGCGGCTCGCCGTACCTCAATGCGCGCTACTGGATGCGACTCGTCGCGGCGGAGCCCGACTTCGTGAAGGCAGAGGAAGTGTGGGTCCATCCCGACCCACGCGCGACGGACGAGGAGAACGCGAAACGGAAAGACCTGCGCATCCAGTATGCGATTCCCGACGAGATCGCGGCAACGGTTGGCGTGTTCGGCGACGACAAGCGCGCTGCGGCAGCGAAGCGCCCGCCCGTTCCCATCAAGGCAGCGGTGCTGGTGTTCCTCTACTTCCGGGGGCGCGGGCCGTTCATCGGGAAGAAGTGGAGTCCGTCGCGCGCCAACGACGACGTCGGCATGGACCATCCCGAGGCGAGTGCGCTCACGCGGGCATGGCGCAAGGCGGCGCTCGGAGGCGTGCGCCGGACTCCACCGTTCAGTAACAAGCTCACCAATCTCATCGTCGCGCAGCGCGTCGCCGACCAGGCTGGTGGGCAGGAACCCGTCCTCGGCGTCCCGGCCGCGAAGCCGTTGGACGGGATCGGCGGCGAGGCGGTGCCAGCGATGACGAGCATCGGGGCTGGCGACAGCCGTGACCCCTACAGCGACGAAATCATCATGACGAAGCACAACCCGAACGCCTTCTGTAACCGGGAAGGCGATCACCCGATTGACGAATGTCCGCTGGGCAAGACGAAGCCGTAGACGGTCGCCCTGCGGGGTGGCAAGGCCAGTGGGGGACCGGACTGCTGAAACGGTGGTTCGGTCCCTGGCATCCTGAGTTTGGCCCGTGCTGCAAGTGCGGCATAGAGACGGATCGCTGGTTCATCGGAGCGAGCAGCGGGAGTCCGGTGCGATCGACGCTGCACATCCTCGAAGCGTGGCCGTTCTGCGAACGGTGTGAGCGGCGTGCGGACATCGTGAGACTGGAGCAGCGGCAATTGAACTTGGAAATCTACCCTGAGCAGAGGGCGCGCGAAGCGGTGTATCTCGCGGAACTAAAGGTAGCGGAGGCCAACGTCCAGGCGATCCTCAACGGCGTGCCGGGCGTCGTGTGATTTGGCTCGTCTACATCATCGGCGGCTGCATCTGCCTTGGGCTCGTCATTGCCGTGTGGGAGCAGGTCACTGGTAAGGCGATGGGCGACTTGTTCCCGCAATCGGGGCTCAATGAGTTGCCGCTCCCCGGTTCCAAGTACATCCCCATCGGCACCCCCGTGCTCAGGCTGAAGGACGAGGGAGCCCAGCGCGACCGTGGCGACGAGAACACGGACATCGTGACCGAAGGGTTGGGCCGCTCCCGGAAGCGCTTCGAGCCGCCGCTCGATCCCGGGCACGTCACGAATTGGGCGCTGCTGAAGCCCGAGGAACGAGCGCTGTGGCTCGAAGCCATGGAGCACCAGTGAATCTCACTGAGGGCGAAGCTTCGGGACTCTCGGGCCCCGACGTGTTGCGGCTCTTCATCGAAGTCGCGGACGCGGAACGAGAACGGTGCGCGGCGCTGGCCGAGGAGTACGGCACCCGACTGACAACGAGCGGGAAACACAACGAGGCCATGGTAGCTATCACCATAGCCGCACAGATCCGAGCGAGGAAATGACCAAGGCGACACTTGAAGCATTGGCCGCGCACCTGGAGGGCCGCGACGTGCGCGCGATTGTGCGGGGCCAACTCGATGGCAAGACGTTTTGGGTGCTGTTCGGACCGGCCGACTCTGGCAGCGGGTACCGCGTGGACAATTACGTCCGGAAGAATGGGAAGTGGCAGCCTGGCGGGGACAGCATCGAGGCCGGTGATGAGGTGAGCGATGGATGGGACCTGCTCGGCTCGCTGTTCGTCCGCGCGTTCACGGCGGCCGCGTGACCGGCTCTGTGCGGTTCGGGTACGAAGTCGGCACGGGGAAGCCCGTCGAAATCCCGATTCACCACATGGTCATTACCGGGCAAACCCAGATGGCCGGGAAAACGACCGCGTTGGAAGCCCTCGTCGCGCGCTCCGGGGTGCAGGCCGTGGCGTTTATCACCAAGCGCGGCGAGGGCTCCTTCGGCGATGCGCGGATCATCCGCCCCTACTTCGAGGAGCATACCGACTGGAAGTTCGTCGCGGCCGTGCTGGAGGCGAGCCGCGGCGAGAAGCTGAAGTTTGAGCGGCCGTGGATCGTGCGGGCGTGCAAGGGCGCGCGGACGCTGGCCGACGTGCAGAAGAACGTGCGGAAGGCGATGGAGACGGCCAAGGGTCTCGCCGGCGACGTGTACCTGATGCTCAACGCCTATCTCGAAGATGTCGTCCCGCAGATCGGGCGGATCAAGTGGGCCGACACGGTGGACCTCGCCCCCGGGGTTAGTGCGATGGACCTGACGGGCGTGGGGACGTCGATGCAGCACCTCATCATCCGCTCAACGCTGGACTGGGTGCTGGAGCACGGCGTTGACACGGTGGTCGTCATCCCTGAGGCGTGGAACTTCATTCCCCAGCGCTACGGGACGCCGGTCAGGCTTGCGGCCGAGCGCTACATCCGGCAGGGCGCGGGGCTCGGCAACTACCTGTGGCTGGACAGTCAGGACATCGCGGGCGTCGATAAGGCGATCCTGAAGCAGGTGCCGGTCTGGATTCTCGGCGTGCAGCGTGAGTCAAACGAAGTGAAGCGCACGCTGGCGCAGATTCCTACGGGCATCAAGGAGCCGAAGCCCGAAGCCATCGCGACGCTGAAGCTGGGCGAGTTCTACGTCTGCCACGGCACGAGCATCACCAAGACCTATGCGCAGCCCCGGTGGATGGGTGACGCAGAGGCAGAGGCGGTCGCACGTGGACTCGTCCCGGCGGCCGGGGCGACGACGCGCGCACGCATGGAGAAGCGCCTGAAACCGGACCCCGAAATCGTGGAGGACGACGTGACGCCAGAACGTGCAGAACAGTTGGAGCGCGAGAACGCCGA